TCTGATACTTATTTTCCAAAGATTGATAGTACTTAACCTTCTGATCTGCTTTTTCATCAGCAGTCATCTTTTTACGTTTAGCCATATCCTCACCTCCTAGTAAACAGTTGGATCAAGACCAAACTCATCGCCAGCATTTTCAAAGACGTGGGCAATTTCTTGACGCGCAATGTTAGCTACCTTGTGAGCATCTTGCGTTGAAGAAATTGGACCATTGATGTTGATATTAATTACTGGCTTTGGTGAGTTAGGTCTGTGAACTTTGATTGGCTTGATCTTCTTAACGTTTAAGTCATCGAACAAGTCACCGAGTTTCTTCTTAGTTTGATCATGGTTATCAATGTGAGCCTTGCCGTCGGTACTGATTAATTCAGGACCATTTTCGCCAACAAGGTAAGTACCTGAGCCATAGTGGTTGCCACCCTTGGCAAAACCAAGAGCTTTTCTAACCTGCATAGCACCTTGAACGTGTTGTGCGTTGTGGCCACCACGTTCCCATTCAGCACTGAACTTGTTAGCCAAACTTGCTACTGATCCATGACCTTCCAAGACACTTCTCAAAATTGCACTGTCAGAGCCTTCGCCTTTAACAGCAAATGACAACTGAGTACCAGCATTCTTCCAAGAAGTACCATGACGACGTGCGTATGCTTTCAAGTTAGTCAAACGACCGCCAAGCCATTGACCTAAACCAGAAGCGCCACCGCCACTGTTAACAGCGCCTGGGTTCAAACCGACTGATTCAAAGTTCCAGTTACCTAAAACAGCGGCAATACCATTCTTAGTTGCTCGTGGGTCTAATTTCTTCAAGCCACCAGCCAAGGCTCTTGCTCTATCACGTAAATCACCGCCAATAGAAAAACTACCAAGAGAGCCAAAGTCATCACCTAGATGATCTTTGATCCACTTGATAGCACTATGACCTAATTCTTGTTTGGCAAGTGCCATCAAGCGCTTGTCAGCTTTTTGTGTTTTATGTGATTGGGTAGCATTGTGGAGTCCTTTGACTCTGTAGTAGCCGTACCCCATGCCTTTATCATCAGAAATTCTAGTCACACGTGCGTGTGGTGGAGTTTCGTTGAACATGGTTCCACGTTTAGGATCTTTAATGATGCCGACGTGTCCTGCTGCTCCTGTACCATGACCAAAGATGACCAAGTCGCCAGGAATTGTGTTAGACAAGGACTTGCCAAGGTATTTGACACCGGATGAGTTTTGCATTGCGACAGTGGTACGACCAATATCAATACCGAATTTACGCAAAGCCTGCATAACCATACCGGAACAGTCAGATAATCGCTTGCTTGCTGCACCCATTTGGTAAGGAACACCACTAAATGTTGATTCAGCATATTTTAAGAACTGCTCACGAGTACCACCCTTGCCAGTGGAGTCACCAATCGCATTGTTGATGACAGTCCACATAGCAGTACTCCAAGGATTACCAAAGTGAGTTGACGCATTCTTGCCAAGATCGACCGTTCCCTTTTGCAGAACCGGACCGCTTTCTTTGATGTTCTTGGTGAACATGTCTGCAAAGCTCTGAGCAGGATCAGCTAACGCATGTGATGCAATCTTTCTTAATTGGCTATGACTTACACCAGATCCCTTTGCAAAGTGCTGAATGCCACGTCTTCTAGCTACTTCTTGTGTCTGAGTCCCATTTAAGACACCCCAGCCACGAGGAATCATCAAATGAAGATCATTTCCACGAGGCAGGTACAATTCATCGTTTGGTGAGACTAACGCTTCTTGACGTGGACCGCTCTTAGCATCGTTGATGACTGAAAGAGTGTTTTGCATCAAGCGACCATTAGCATCAGAACCTTGTGCAAAGTGAACTGGCTTGATGACGCTACCGTTACCGCCAAATTGACTCAATACCTTGTCGATGCCTTTAATACCACGGTTAAGTTGATCAATGGTGTCACCCATTGCGTCCTTAGCGTATGAGCGCATCTTGCCCATAGCCTTGCCAAAACCTTTGCTGGTTGAGTTAGCAGTAGAAATAACACCATCGTGCATGTTATCCATCTGTTTATCCACAGATTTACGCATTCCGGTGTATTCCTTGGTAGCATTTGATCTAGTTTTACTGTTGTACTTAGCGGTTTGATTAGTGATCTTACGCCAAGTTGAATTGTTATGGCTTTGAACTGCATTGACTGACTTGGCTGATGTTCTGCGAATCTTTGACCAGCTTGAAGCATTATTCTTGCTCAAACTCTTCAAAGACTTAGTAGCATCAGAATTAATCTTCTTGTAGTCCTTTGATACCGTCTTGGTCGTTTGACCTAGCTTAGTATTGCCACTTGCGTAGCCTTTAAGAGTTAAGCCACGACCTAAACCACCAGCCATGACTTTACGAGTGTCTCTGGCGTTAAGAATGTGTTCTCCTGGATGAACTCTTGTGATAGCAGGACCGTTAGCACCGAGTAAACGTGCATTTGATCCGGCTCTGTAGGCAAGTTCCGGTCCGGCTTCACCAACTAAGGCTCTATGAGCTGATCCGATTAACCCACCAGTTGCATGAGACTTGATCTTCTCATACTTGAAGGCTTTACCAGAACCACCTGTCGCAAGGTTTAAGTCATTGCCAAAACCTTTCAAGTTGTTAGTGATACCTTTGCGGATATCACCTGCTTTACCCCAGAAGTTGTTCCAAGCCTTTGAAATAGTGCTACCAACATTGCCAGCCCATTCCTTGACTGCTTTGTAAGCTTTACCTAATTGACCTGGAATTGAAGTAATGAACTCGCCAAGACCTTTTTTGCCTTTGTTCCAAGCTGACTGAATACTGTTACCAGTGCGACCAGCCCAGTTACTTGCACTCTTGTGTGCTCTGTTTAACTGACCAGGAATACCACCAACGAATTTCTTTACGCCAGTGACACCCTTGTTCCAAGTACGTTGAATACTGCGACCAGTACGACTGCCCCAATTTTGAGCACTCTTATTGGCTCTAGCCAAGTTACCAGGAATACCTTTGACAAAATTAACAGTAGCTTTCTTGCCACGTTGCCATGCCTTTGAGATATTCTTGCCTGTTTGACTAGCCCATTTGCCAACATTCTTCTTGGTTTTATCTAAGTTTTTAGGTAAATTTTTGAAGAACTTGTGGCTAGCCTCGACAGCACGATTCCAACCTTTGTGGATGTTGCCCGGTAGGTCTTTTCCCCACTTAACGGCTCCTTTGAAGCCATTTCGGATATCCTTGCCAACACCGTTAACCCATTTTCTGAATTTAGGATTGTTTTTGTACAGAAGTGCAGGAATACCAGCCCACGGAGCAATAGCGGTCAGAGCTAATTCCTTGCCGTTTTTCTTAACAAATGAACCAGCCTTGCCAAGTGCTCTACCCATGCTCTTGCCGACTTGACCACCCCATCTGCCAATCTTGCTGAACATGTCCTTAGTAGACCAGCCAAGGTTTTCAAATGACCAGAACTTCTTTGGGGGCTTGTTACGTTGCCAGCCTCGTGTGAAGTTATTGACAGCAGAGCCACCCCATTTACCAGCGGCTTTACCAAGTTGTGAACCAATAGCAGCACCGACAGGTCCACCAAAAATGCCACCAACGATGGCACCGGCACCTGTACCAACAGCACCACCGATATCAACTGATCTCTTAGCCGCATTGTGTCGATCTTTGTAAGCTTGAAAGCCTTGATAGCCAACATCTAATGCAGTTCCGATACCAACGGCACCACCAAGTAGTCGTCTACCAACTAATGCACCACCAGATAGCTTACCAGGTGCGACTCTTCCGAGCTTTAATGCACCGCCAAACGTGTTTCCTCGAAGTGCATTGATCAAGCCACCAGTGCGAGCTGTACCAGCTTCACCTTTCTTACCAAGAATTGCATTACCGACAAGACCGCCAATTCCTTTACCGCTACCGATACCAAAATTAGCTTTTAAGAAGCCACTGGCTAACTTGGATGCACCTAATGCACCAAGAATACCTGTGATATAAGCAGTAGCAGTCTTAACTGGCTTTGGCATACCTCGCATAGCTTCAAGTAGCTTGTTAGCATAGCCAAGAGCCTTGCTGATACCAGGTGCGACTTCCTTTGCAAAGCTCATACCCATATCAGTAGCAAATTGCTTAGTTCTATCTAACTGGTTCTGCAATGAGGACATGTTCTTTCTTGACAGCTTTGAAATATAGCCAGTACGTGCAGCATTTTGAGATTCTCGAACATTGTGTTGCATGTCACCGTAGTGATTCATCAAAATCTGAGCATCATTGAAACCTGTTTGACCAAATAAAGTTTGCAGGTCGGATGATACTCGATTAGATTTCTTACCACGAGACGCACGATTCAGCATCTCAAAGATGGTTCCTAACTGTTTCAAGTGACCATTTCTGGTGTACAAGCTATTAGGATTAATACCCAAATCATGAAGTGCAGCCGACATTGACTTGGAATGCGGTGCTTTGATCAATCGAGTGATGATCTGACGCATACCAGTACCGGCAGATGTACCTTCTTCACCGAAGTTTGACAAGGTACCTAATGCACCAAGCACAGTATCGATAGATTGACCGTTTGAGTGAGCGGCTGAACCCATCATCTTAAATGATTCACCAAAACCACCAGCACCACCGACGTGGCCGGCTGTCAAGTCAGCAATGTATGAAGCCTTGTTTAATACGTCACGCGTGTACTTAGACATCTTGCGCACTGAGTTACCGGCCTTTGCCTTGTAGCCGAATTGTTCCAGCATAGGGGCGGCACTGGCTACGATCGTGTTGTAATCTTCGTTAGTTGCACGTGCAGCTTGCAAGAAGTACTTGTGTGCGGCTAAGTCCTGCTTACCGGAATAGCCACGTCTAAGCAGTTGCTCCGAGCCAGCGGCTAACTCGTTTTGATTTACACCATATTTAAGAGACAAGCGCCGGTTTTCTGCCTGAATTTCACTAGTATTTCTTCGAGCTGCTCTTGGAGAATCACCACCGGTTTCCTGCAAGTTCTTGATAACGTTGTATTCATCAGCCAACTTGGTAGCTTCACTGTTAGCGTTCATAAATGCAGCGGCAACCGGAACCATCGCAGTAGCAATGGATGAACCGACTTGAACCAATGCTGATCCAGCACCTTTCAAGCGGTCCCAGCCACTCTTTAACTTATCTGATGAACCGGTAGTCTTATCAAAGCTTTCTCTAGCTCTGTCAGATGATCCTCTAGCACGATCAAAACCGCTACCCATATCGCCAAGTGCTTTTGATGACTCATGCGCACGGTTCATTGACTGTTTTAATTGATCAGTTGACTGAGTAGCTCTTTTAGTCTTATCAGATAAACCAGACAGATCACTTTGCGCACGATTGAGATTGTTATTAGTGCCAACTTGCTTATAACTATTAGCTAACCTGTCAATCTGTGTTTTAGTTTCACCTGATGCACGATTAAGCTTGTCTAAGCCATTAGCGGCAGAATCTGGCATCTTGGTACGTGACAACACCCGATTAAGTTGTTCTGCATTAGCTTTAACTTTATCAATACGTCTATCAACTGAATCGAATACTGAATTATCAACTCTAACGCCGATATCAATACCAACATGTCGTCCTGCCATTTATCTCATCCTTTCTTACGCAAAATAAAAAAGCCTTGTTAGGCTCTAACTGTCCTCACCGCCAAACGCCAAGCCGATTCCATTTGCCATGATGCATGCTTGGTCTTTTGCGGTTAAATACATCTGATACTTAAGATCTTTTTTGACTACTTCCCACATCACTCTTAACTGGTCGAGCGTTGCGTGATTGATCCAACTTTCAGGAACACCGTGCATTACCAAACGCTGTGGTAGCCACGTCGCAGGATCAGAAGCCAACTCACTAATCTTCTTCTGAGTAAGCTTCCCCATTAATGCTTGATCGAAACCAATCTAAAATCTTGTTGTAAGCATCGTCATAGCCTCCACGCTTGTCAAACCAGTCAAGGGAGTAAATCTTTGGACGTACGATTAATTCTTTGATAGCAACGTTCTTCATGAAGTAGGTTTGGTCAATGATGCCCATTGGAGTTCGTGCATCATCACGTAAGCTTGAAGCCTTTGCTACACCAGGGAAGATAACTTCGAGAGTGTATTCGTTCTTCTTGCCTTTGTTGATAGTCAAGAAAGTAGGCTTACCAGTAAGGCTGGCAATTTCACTAGACTTTTCTTGCTTATCAATCAAAGCCATCATGTCTTGCAAGTTCTTACTTTCATTGGCCATTTGAGTAGCCTTTTCTTCATTTGATTGGTTGTTATTTACGTTTTGGTTTTGAATTTCTTCGCTCATAGTTTTTCTCCTTTAATTTTCAATTTCTGTTTTGTAAAGCGTGAAAGCCATTCTCGATACTAACGACCGACTAAGGATTCAGTATCAAGATTAAGTGCGTGAATTTGCCATGCACGATCACCGGCATTTTGAGCGGCGGTGTTGTCTGGCATCTTTGAGATGTAGCAGTGTGCGGCGGTTTGGTGAACAGTAGAAGTTCTCAAATCGAGTGGAAATTCTGCACGGGTGTTAGCCAATTCAGTCAACTTGGCGTTGCTTGGTGAAGTTTCGTTCAAGTTGACAGTCAATGTGGCACCAGTCTTGTTGTTGATTGATGCGACAGCAGTACCTTGTGGGTCTTGTGAGACAGTAACATTGTCGTTGTCGTAGGCAACGGAAATCATGGTTTCTGCTGCAAAGCCATACATCAATTCGCCATCGACCATCAAGGTGGTGTCACTGGCATTGTATTTTGCCATTAAGCCGGTTTCGGCTGAGTTAAAACTTGCCATGTGTTACTCCTCCTTTAAGCTCTTGAATTAGTGAAAGTGTCAGATTGAACAGTACCGTGCACGGTTACGGTGTGAATCGCACCTGAACGGTGATATCTGAAACTCAAACCGCCATAGTGGCGAGCTGATAAGTCTTTTTGACTTTGAGCTGATCGAGGAGTAGTGGTTACTTCGTAATCACCACGACCGGTTGATTGAGTTTCACCAGTGTTTGAGTCGTAGACTTCTTGTTCCAAAATGATTCCTTGTTCAAAGGCTTGTTGGAGAACTTGGCTACAGATAGCAGCAAGTGCATTGATGCCTCGTTGGTCGTATGGAACCTTGTCGGTGTTTTGCAAGTACTTTTGGATCTTGTCACCCATATTGGTCTTGATCCAAAGATCACCGTGGAGTGAATCAATGTAATCACCTGAAAGTACCCAGCCTTCTGATGTTTCACCCTTACCACTTACTTCGATGTAAGCGATAGCGTGAACACGATCGATAGCTTGCTTTTCTTGAACAGTGATTTGATCAGCGGTAATGCCTTTCAAGTCACGGAACTTCCAAGTAACTGTCCCAACTTCCAAGTTGGCTGTTGCACCAATAAGAGCTGCGTCCATTGGTTCTGACAAGTCGTGGATCAAGCCGATGGTGTAGTTTTGTGCGTAGAAGGTTACGTATGCGGCTGGTTGAGTAGCTTGCAATACTAAGAAGTGATCCTTGTTAGCTTCGCAGATGTTAGATGCGATGATTGCGTCGTCGCTTGGAGTGGTATCTGTGAATTGAGGCTTGTCAAAGACCATGAAAGTCCAGTTGTAGTACCAGAAAGCCTTTAATGCGTCTTCAAGCTTGCCCTTTGGGTAGTTGAGGACGGCAATGCGGTCTGATGCTGCTACTTGCATGAAGTAGTTGTTAGCCTTGATGTAAATTGGATCAGTCTCGTCGTAGTAATCAGCTACAACGTCTGCTGATGCGTATTCAACGTATTGAGCACCGGTATATGGGTCAGTCTTACGGCTGAGAACACCGTTCAATACGTCGTTAGGTTCCAACTTGTCAGCAACACCGGTTACTGGTGCTACTGGCGTAATCTTTGGTACATCAACGGTCTTGGTGCCTGCGCCAGCTTTACCGGTATCAGTGCCGGCAGCTGGTGTACCAGATGCAGAAGATGAGCCTGCGTCAACTTCATGCAAGATAAGAAGGTTGCCAAGCCCGATAATTGCAGGTGGCTTGACAACGGTCATTTCTACGTCAACGTCCTTAACTCTCGTAAAAGGACGAACGTCTGTAATGGTTTCTGCCATTTGCTATTGCTCCTTTTCTTTTCCATTGGCGCTGATAACTTCACTGTCACCAGCGTCGCTGAGTTGTACTGTCTTGATTTCTGTTTCCGGCTGAGCTTGGAAGCGGAGGTCATCCGGTGAGTAAACATGACCGCCATTGGACACTAAAAAAGAACAATCAAAGCCGAATCGATAGTCATAATTGATTCCAGCTAAGATTGTTCTGTCGCTTGTGTTCGTAAATTGCCCTGGTTCAATATCTGCCTGTTCAAAGTAGCTGCGATAAACGCCACTTTGCAGTGCATTCCATAGATCATTTGCCATATCCATCGCTTGAATAGCGTTGTCAGCATGACAATCAACCTGTAAGTGGATTTCATATTGTCGTCCCACACCTAACCAGTCCCCTGTTGTGTCCTGCTCTGTCGAGATAAACGAATAAGTGACAAAAGGATATCTCGCACGATCAGAAACTTGGTTCTGATAGAACAGCTCACAGCCAAGGGCTTCATTGACTACTTGCTGAATTATGTAAGTCAGCAATAGTTGGTCTTTAAGTTGCACTTGCATCTTGGTGTTCGTCATCTCCCTTTAACTCGTAAATAGTCAGGTTTGAATAGTCCTGATAATTAGAGAAGTTAGTAACTCGGAAGTAGCCGCCTTGTGTTGGCACCTTAACCACGGTATTGACTGGATAAACTCCAGATGACAGCCACATCAAATCTGCATTAGTTTGAGAGCCACCGGTTAATATCTGCATCATCTGAGATGTCAGTTGATTAACCGGTACTACCGGCTCATGTCGTTTCTCTGCTGTTTTTTCATCAGGCAAGGTAGATTGTTCATCAGATAAATAAAAACCACCCACAAGCTCTTTTTTACCTGTGTGTGGTTTATCTGATTTCCAAACTTCGATATCAACGCCGTAATCGTCCAACATCGAAGTAACATACATATAAAAGTTCATACTAATGTGCCTCGTGTGTTCATTTCGGAATAATTTTGTACGTAATTTTGTTAATGAGTGCCCCACCTTGACCGCCAGCATGTTTACCGATCAATGGGTTATTGAAACCTTTGTTATCGATAGTCATTGGTGCGTTGCCTGGCTTATACAGCCTGCGCATCTCATGCTGAATGTCGGCAACAGCGACAGCACCTAGCTTGTCAAGCAAGCCTTTTCCTGTAGCATGACCTTCAAACACTCGTTGGACTCCGACCTGTGTCAATCGAATGTACTTTTGTTCATTTTCAATCGAAGTCTTACGAAGAAACGGTCTGGAAGGAATTTTGACTTCTTTCATCAAATAAAAGATGATCTTGAAGCCTGTATCACTGCTTGCGTCTTTGACCGCTAGAACATGAGCACCTTTCTTGCCACCTGGTCGGAACAGTTGCTGATCAGGATGTTTTTCGTCCCATTCACTACTGCTCATAGGTAAGCCATCCTCACCAAGTTCATCATTTTTACTTGGTATGATTAACCAGCCATCCGGCTTGTGTGGCTTGATGTCAGCGCCATATTCCAATGCAGATACAATTTCGATCAATCGATCGTTACCCCAGAAACCAATTACGACCATGTAGCGATTCAAGATATCGATTTCGTGCTTGATTTTCTCCCAATCGCTTTTATCATCAGTGATTTTGATACTCAATGTTGCACCACTCCATATCGATTACTGCCACCGCCGAATAACTTCCATAAGTGGTAGTAGTAAAGGCCCCAAACGCTTGAATGGAGCCAATCTTTGCCAATTTTGGACTCGTATTTACGTTCCAAGACGGCAACTTTTTCATCCAAAATACCCTGACCAGCAGAAGTATCCATGCTAGCCAAGTGCAGAGCCAGATATTTGATCGCTGTAAGCGTAATGTCGTTCCATTTACCGTCAACTGGCTGAGGGAAACCGTCCGCCAATGTGTTAACGGTCGCATCGTGAATTAGCTCTTGGAGAGTGTCGTCTGACATGCTCTGAGTTAATTTAGGTGCTGCGTTCTTCAATGCAGTGATTGGTACCACTGGATCATCAGTGTTCATAGTTCCCCTCCTTTAGCTAATTAGCAGTTGGTGTGTTGATACCAGTAATTTGGACGAATGCTGATGGATAGCGAACTGCCAAACCACCATGACGTTCAACATAAGGGATCTTAGTAACACCGTCGTGGTATTCCTGTTGTAATTGAGTCATTTCCATTGCAACTGGAATTTGTGCAATGTCCTTGTCAGTTAAGCAGACAATAGCCATATCCTTTTGCTTGTCAGCCTTTGAAGCGTTCTTTGCATGCCAGTATTGACCTTCAAGTTCAGGAACAGCTTGAATTGAACTAAAGTATTGAGAAACCATGTCTCTAACAGTGATGTCAGGGCGAAGCTTTGATACTGGGTTATCAAGCAAGTCGATTTCCTTTTGTGGCATCAATAAGACTGGCTTTGCGTTTGCGTAACCGATCAAGTGAGTAATCTTTTGAACTGCTTCACGTAAGACATTACGCATCTTCAAAGCACCGTCCTCTGTGTCTTGTGCCAACTTATCAAGTGCGTGGTCACCATCAAGAGCTAATTGTTGGAAGCCGGTCACATCTGTATTAGTGTCAGTCAAGCCAATAATTCTAGTGTTAGGACCAATGTCCATACCGTTGAAAATGATACGGTCACGACGTTCAGCAAGACCACGAGCAACAAGAGCAGCTTGATCAGCAAGCAAGTTGACGTTAGCTGCTTGTGCTTCTTGAAGTTCCATCCATGAGTACTCACAAGCTAATGCTGATTGAGTAATTGGAACTTCATATTCCTTGAAACCTTCGTCAACTACTGGAATGTCAGTGCCACGGTTTGCGTAGGCTTGTGCCATTGCCTTAGTTGAACGAACCTTGTATCTGTAAGACATTTGGATTGGGTTTAATTTGATAGTGCTAAATAATTGCAAAGCAACTAGTGGAGCAGTCTTTGGATCGTAAATAGTTTGATCGATATAGGTTAATTGTTCCTTAGTTGCAACTCCCATTTGAGCCATTAACTAATTACCTCCTAATTTTTATTGCTTGCATCCGAGCCATTGTTATTGGTTGCAGATGCTGGGTTATCCTTTTGGCGTTTCAGGTGGTTGAATTGCGTGTGCATCGTCCTGGGTTGGGTCAGCACCACCGGTAGTGCCACCAAAACGAGTGCGGACTAAAAGACGTGCAGTTGAGCCTTTATCAGCGGAACTTAAAAACCGACCAACTGCATCGTCCGCAGTGGTCGGTTTAAATGAACCGTCAGCATCAACAGTGGCAAGTTCTCCACGGTCGACATCTTCACTAACCGGAACATTGATAGTTCCATCAGTAAGAACACCGAGAACTTCGCCTGGATGCCATTTATCTTTTTCAATGTCGTCTTCATAGAAGTGGTCAACGTCTAAGTAGCCACGCTTTACTGCAACGCCGTAGATAGGTGCCTTAGTAGCTGTAACTGCTTGACCGTTAACTAAAGAAACGCCAGCGCCGAATGGAATATCGGCACTAGCGACTTCTGTTAAGACTTCGTATTGTCTTTCAACTGTACCGGCGGATAGATGACCGTCGTGGTACATGGTTCCATCAGGAATTGCCATTACTTGTTACCTCCCTTATTCTTGTTTGCAAGGTTGTAGAAGTTTTCACGCATTTGGTTAACTGAAACATTGCTGTCAGCGCTGTCACCCTTGAAATCGTGAACAGTTGCACCAACGAAGTGTGATTGTTTGCGGTTCTTTACTGATTTGAAGTAAGCATTAACGTAAACGTCATCCTTGCCATCAATTTCAGCGGAATCACCATCAACGCTCTTGATAGCTTCAATCTTCATTTCCTTTTCGGACTTGCCGTGAGGATCAAAGCTATCGCCAACGATAGACTTCACATCATCGATCAAGCCCATACGTTGATCAACCAACTTATCTAAACCGTCGCCTTCAACCTTGTCACGATAACCTTGCAATTCTTTTTCAAGACTATCGGCTTTGGCTTCTGCTTCTGACTTGTCGGTTTCAGCTTGCTTATTACCGCTTTTCAAAGAATCACGTTCATCAGTTAACTTCTTAATTTGTGCATTGAGATCATCAATCTTCTTTTGCTTTGCTGAGTTGTCTGAGTCGTATTTGATCAACTTGTCAGCATCATCAGTAGCGACCTTGATTGTTTGATCGCCAATGCGTACCTTTTCAAAATCCATTTGTGGTTTTTGCCCTTTCTTTTTACTAAAATCGTCCAGCTCGCCAATCATCTCAGCACTGTCGCCAACAACTGACCTATCAAGTGAGATGTCTGGACCTTCTCTTGCTACATCAACAACAGCAACGTGGTTGATAGTGATATTTTTCTGCACTGAGTCGTACTCGGCATTCTTGTAGACACCATTTTGAGGAACTACCTGTGTTTGAAAGCCAATACTGAGTTGACGCTTGCCGTTATCGACCTTGTTAATCAAATCAGGGTTGGTAATCGTCAAATCAACTCGGACTGTGCCGTCTGTCTCATCTACATGGGCATTCGACGCAGTAAGACCTTTCATCAAAGTATTCGTGTTGCTCTTATCAACTAGGATTCGCTGACCAGCTTCATTTTCTGGATGATTGTCAGTGATTGGCTTGTTGTTTGCACTCGCCACCGTACTGTCAGACAAGATATCCTCTGGCAGTTTGGCTTCATGACGAACAGTGCCATCCGGTTTCAGGTATTTAAAAACGCCAGCTCGTGCGATAGGCACGTTTCTGGCGTGAATGTAACCTGTAATTGGATCCTTTGTTATAGCGCTGACTGTTGATGAGTCGTACCGAGTAATCATCCTTCAAGTGGTACGTCTACAGCATGATCAGGAATATAAATTACTTGACCAGCCTTAACAGTTGGGTTGTTTTTAGGCAAGCCGTTGAAGTAGCGGAGTTGTCGGTAGGCAACAAGGACTTCATTTGCTACATCAAGCAAGGTTTGACCTTCCTTAACTGTGTAGGTCTTGCAATTTGTGTAATCAAATC